TCTAACAGGTTCCCAATAATTATTGAAAAGCTCATCGGTAAAAACTTCTACCCAATAAACTTCTACTCCGTTAATCTTTCTTTGGCAAATACACCAAATTTGATCGTCTGCACCGTCAATGGGAATAATATCAAGGCTTATGAATGTTCCCTCTAATCCCCCAGGGATAACGCCATCAGATTGACCAGCCACTATCCTTGACCATCCCTCTACCTGTTGATCGGGGTCGCGGGTGAATACTGCAATCTGTCCATCCGCACGAACTACCCAAATACGGTCATACGGGGACACTTGGGAGGCCATCTGCACCGCGCCAATGCCATCCCTTAAAATATGATCCGCTAAAACCATCATATTTGTGGCTTTGTACTTGCTTGTAATCAAGTCATAGGTTAATTGCCTAATCGTAAATGTGTTTGCTTGAATATAAAATAAATACCCGCCAAGCATGACTGGAGGCTGATACATGACCCCATAGTTATTGTCAAAGGTTATGTTAGGCGGTGTCGTTGGTGAAATCCCAACAGCAGGACTTCCATCTGCCGCCGTGATACTCCCGCCGGATGTTCCTATTTCCAAAGCTGTATCAGATGCCAGCCATCTTCCAGTATTCGCTTGACTTGCGGCTATCTGATACTGATAAGCGTCTGAATCTGTAGTCGTCCCCGATGAAAAATCATCATACGTGTCAACCGTTGACCCATACAAAGTTTGTCCCATAAGATAAACCAAACGCCCTTCATGGAACACAACAGCCGAAGGGAATCCCCGATAAGTTGAGAAAGCCCCTTCTGCCCAAAATGTCGTTGCGCTTGTTCCAGCCAGATTACCCGCTGTCCCATTCGGTTCTGCTTGTACCGTTCCATTTACATGTGTACTGTCGGTAAAGGCCGTAATTAAAACAACCCCGCTATTGGCAACGCTTCCATCCGTACCGACTTGCCATAGGCTTCCAACATGTCCGGAGTTGAAGATTGCCGTTGACGCGGTTAATGTAGTCGTTCCGGTAGCTGATGACGGTGTGATCGTTGTTGCTGAAACATTCAAAGGTCTAAAGGGGCCACGCACAAAAGGAACATTGGCTATGTTAAAAGCTGTGGCTGATGTCCGGATAAGTTTCTGCGGGAAGTAGTTGGTATTGACCATGTACATGACATCCGCATTTTGCGCTGTCATAATATTAAATATATCCGCTTGAAGGAATACTGTAGGAATCTCTAAAATACTTTGAGCTACCCAATCACCCGCGGCCAAGTCTGTCGCAAAAGTTCCTGACGTATGAGATATGAGGCAATAATAAATAATTGCCGATTGAGTGACGTAGTTTCCAGGTACATAGGATGTTGATGTTTGCCATGATGTAGCGGAAGGAACGACTACCTGACCGGGTACGCCATTAAAATTTGAAAAGAACCTCATATAGAGATTGCCGATTTCCAACATGTAGGCTTGTGTTACTGAGTAAGTAAATTTACGTAGGCATGACGGATAGGTAGTAGAAAACTTTGTGGGAGCCACGTATTCAGTGCCTGGACGATTAGCGACAGAGCAAGCTTGACCGATAAGCATATTCTCGATAATTGCCGCACCGCTTGAGTAGATGGGTTTCTTATCGTCAAAGCGGCCTAATGATCTCGGGCTGACCTCTCCCAAACTCCAATTAGTCTTCCCGAGCGTCCCTTTGTAACCCATTTAGAACCCCGCCCCTGGTATAAACCATCCGGAATTATTATTGTCTTGACCTAACCCAACGGCTCCTGTAGATCCGCTTAACCTTGCCTCAAACCATGCCGTAGCCTCTGCCTGATCTGGACTTGTCGTATTTGAATCCGCGGCAATCGCTGAAATTAATTTAGCCTGATAATCTTTCTCAAGACCTGCCGCGTATTGCATAGCCTCTGAAATCTTAAAGCATAACTGGTAAGCAATCTTTGTAGCTAACGCTTCACAAGCCTTTGCGCTGAATTGTGTCAAGTCCTGTTGCAAGAAAACATATTTCATTGAAGCGATATTATTATTGTTTGTAATCATACACTCCGTCGCTGTAGCAAGGTAAGGAGGCTTGATAAACTCTTTTCGATAGAAAGCGGGTCCACTAAACAAATATGGATTAATAAAGTCAGATGGCAAAGCATAAGGATTATTGCAACCGTCATTCATTAAAGGCAATGGCAAAAGCAATGGAGCGATGCCAGCCTGTAAAGTCCAGTCCCCATTAGCGAGATCAGTGGAAAATACGCCGGAAGTATGTTGAATGGCGCAAACATAAATAGCTCCACCTTGGAGAACGTACATACCAACATTGTAAAGAGTTGACGTAACCCAAGCGGAAGGATTTAATGGTATTAAAGGAACGGTCTGTGTTGCAAATGACCAAGGATGTTCTTCTAAAAACTCTTGAAGCTCAAAAGGCCAAATATCCGAAAGATACAAGGCCGCCGGATTAGGAGATGTGGACGGGCTTGATATATCGCTGGCGACAAGACGCATACCGCCAATTTTATAAATAAATTTGTTATAAATTCCTAGTTGGGTAAAGAGCGCGTTTGACATAAAGCAAACCTCGTATACGCTAAGAAAACAACCAATAGCGGAACCATGTTAATAAACCTATCTGGCGTATGCACCAGTGCGTCTAAAACAATCATTGCAAGACCTGAAAGCTCTGCCCAAAGCTCTTCTTTGTAAAGCAATGACGCAAACCATCCCAATCCAAATATAATGGCCGCAGTCAAAGGATACCCAATCTCAAAACATAATTGGATAATAAAGTTGTGGGCTGTTTTCCATTCCATACAATGAAGTCCGGATAGGCCAAAAAATAAATCTTTATAAGTTCCGATTCCCCAACCCTTCCAAGGATGTTCATTGGCTAATCTTATTGATTGTTCCCAAATCCCCATTCGTCCCTGGTGAGCGTCCATATTCTCGATAATCTTATGATCTGCGAATGCCCATCCTATAAAAATAACACAAAGGATCAATACAAACATTCCTACAAATTTCTTATTTCTGTGTGAAAAATAAACCGCTGTTCCCATAGAAGCACAAAGAAACGTCCAAGTCGAGTGAACAAATAAAGCCACGCCAAAAGAAAAAAATAAATTAAAAATACTAAAAGGCAACAACACAGCGCCAAGGATAGTTCCAAAACTTGCCATCCACATGTGATAACCGATAGTCCCATATTGCTCTGTGTCGTGATGACCAAAATTTAATACGCTATCTTTGTGGAAATATTGCATAACCATAAATAAAATGTTTAGAAATACGATTGCTTGAATAGCCTTAAATAATATGGACCAGTCGGTTATCTTACAGCAAAGGATATAAAAATAACAGCAAGCGACGAGAGAAACGTAAGAAGTGAAGGAAACATAAGGTATCGCGCTAAAGAAACAATGAATGAATCCAATGATGGCAATGGCACGAACTGTCCACGATGTTTTAATGAATAAAGTGAATACTCCTAAAAATCCGGCAATCACGATCATCCAAGGCCAGTAATGACTAGGAGGATTTTTTATTACAATATCGACTGATGGGATTAAAGCGAGAAGGGTAAATACAAGAATTGCAAAGTATGAATATATTTTCATATCTGAAAGCAGGGGAATATTTCTACTCCCCCGCCATTCCTTTTTACACTTTGTAATTGATGGTTAATCCAGAACCAGTATAGGAACTTTGCAGAATCCATCCGTTTGTATCATCAAGATAAACAAGCGTAACAGAATCGCCTCTCTTGGTGAAAACAATGTTGTTTAATGTCAATGATTTCGTAGGAGTTAGCGTATACGTTCCACTACTACCACCGGGAGAAAAACCTATTGCCGTGATAGTCAACATCTGCCCTGGCGTACCGTTAGCCAAGTTACCAGCGGTAAAAGCAGCATTACCATCTGTGTCTAAAACTTTAAGCACATAAGTATAGGTCGGTGAAATCGTTGCTGATGTGGAAGCTAAAGAAACATACCCTGCATTAGCAAAACCTGACTCTGCCAAGTTTGGATTACATCCGATGTTGAAAGTTGATCCATCCGGTGAAATATTTGTCCCTGTAGTATTTGCACCAGAATTACAGACCACGTTTATATCCGTTGCCTCTCCAGCTAAGATTCCGTTGACTTTAACACCAACAGACGCAAAGGCAGGAGCGGTCAAAGCCATTAAAGCTAAAACCATTAATAATTTCTTAAGCATACTATCTCCTTAATTAATGCGGGTGAGGTGGCTACCAAGCACACCTTCACCCGCTGAACCTTTTTAGTCGGTTGTGTACTCCACCACGACACCGTAAATAGTACCTGTGCCTAAAGTGGCGCCGCCCGTGGTGATTAATATTTGTGCATCACCCGTGGTTAAGGCATTTGCTCCCGTACCAGGATTAGTACCGACTACATACCATCCGGTTGTAGCACTAATCATGCCTGTATACGTTGTAATACCAGCCGTTGCGATACCAGTACCGGCGCTGGCATACCTTGTGGCTAAACTAAGATCACCCACCGAGAATGTTAGTGAGCTTGTGCTTGCGCTGGATATAACGGAAACGCTTATAACCATTGCACCCTGTGGTAACGGTGCGCCCATCAAAATCGTAGAACCTGTCAATTCAGTTCCTAAACCTACATAGAAATCCAAATTGATTTTCTTGCGACCATCCACATAACCGGCTGTCATCCAGTTATAGGTAGTGGTTGAAGTCGTACCAGGAACAGGCGCGGTACGTTCTGTATAAACGACACCCTGACCTAAAAGTAATGCGGGCATATTATTCTCCTTTTAAAAGATTAAATTCAATTTAGAAAGCGTTTTCAACACAAGCAACTTGGACGATACGTGCTTCTTCCAAACGTGTTGAACCCATGCACATCTTGAGATACACTTGCCAGGCCATGTTCTTGTCGATGCGCTCATCAACGCGGCCTTCAATATCCTTTTGGATGGCTAGGATTGAAGCGTTCTTTTGCCAAAAATAATTTAACCTATGGGCAGAAGCGTCGGTCAAAAGACGTTCGCTGTGAATCCATTGGAAACCGCACCATGTACGAACTTCACCTTGCACCAACGCATGAATCACGTTGTAATCGCTGGAAGTGACTTCTGTAGTATTAAGCAAGTCTTCCAACTGTGCAGCGGTGTAAGCGGCATAGCGTTCTGTGGCTTCGACTTCACCCGCATCCAAGATGCGTTTGGCGGCCAGACACTTGGCTTTGCTCATACCGTTGCCGGTCGTGAACTGGTTATAAACAATTTGATTTGCAGAAGGGAACGTAACGGCTGTAGCTCCGGTCTGTCCTGTGTATGAAGTACCACCCCATGCAGCGATAATCAAGTCGTCCTTGGTACGATTAGCGGCGGCATGTTTGGCTTGCATCATAGCGGACTTAGGATCAACGGCTTGCTGTAAAGCATCCTTGGGGTCTTCTAAGGTGCTGGAAACGAAATAACGAGGTGTAACCATCCGGTTTGCGAAGTTGGCCGGTTGGGTTGGTGTATCAGCGAAACGGGTTGTCAACTCAACCATCGAATCGGTGGCATACTGTGGAAAAAATTTAGCTGCGCCTGTCCAGTTGAAATCTTCAACGATACATCCGGCGAAACGGTTGTCAAGCTGTTGTGCCAGCAAATAAATTGCGGTGTTATATTGCTGGACGTAAATTGTATTGGGTGCGCCCATTTTAGGACTCCTTGGTTAAAGATTAAGTTTCTAATTCTTACCAAGATAGTCCCGAGGGGTCTTGTTGTTGCGGTTAGGGTTTTATTACCGTCGGGAGAAGTCCTTGCGGATAATTCCTCCCGACTGCTCTCAAATAATCCTAATTAAAGATTATAACTTCCAAAACAAAAGTCAAGAATAAATTAAATTATTTTGGTTGCATCAGCGCAAACAGATCATTCATCTTTTTGCGAGCGGCATCACCTTTGGGGCCGGATAAATAATAATCATGCTTTCCACCCGTCGATGAAATCTCCGCTGTATATTTGGCAATCTCTGCTTGTGCCGCCGTTGCGTCAGTGATAGCGGCCTTCGGTTCTTCTCCCAAAGACTTCAAAGAATCTTCTGAAAGAAATCCTGTCAACTTTGCTAATGCTCTGATGTTTTCAATTCCGCTTTCTTTTACGTTGCCAACACCGCCAACATTTTTCCAAATCTTTTGCATGTTATCCATGCGTGCGTCAAACTCACCGCCCCACTCACCGCGTAAGGTTGTTTCATTTTTTAATAACATTTCTTTCTTAGCGGTTTCTTGCTGAACCATCATGCTGGATAATTGTGTGAGCAATCCTTGTTGTACTGCATCAGCGGCTTTGTTACCGACACCGGCCTTTTGAAATATCGGGGCCAATGCTTTGACAATTCCTTCCGCTTTAACGTTTGCATGTAGTCCGGTAACGGGATTGAATTTATATCCCTCTGGTGTTTCTGGTGCGTTCTCAATTCCACCAACCATTTTCTTTGTTGAAACGTATCCTTTAGCAAGATCAGCCATTGTTTTAAACGGTGTGATGGCAGGGTCTTTTTGTAAATCCTCTGGAAGTAAATCAACCCCACCTGCCTTGACACGTGTATTTAGGGCGACATAGGCTTGTGCTAAAGAATCTGGCGTATCGAAAGAGGTGAGATCGGCATTTGTCCCAAGGGCTGCGTCTGTGTATTGAATTTTCATGGCTTATCCTTTTTTATTGTCTTGCATTTTGTTTCTGGTTAAAACGGGTTTGGCCGGAGATGCTACTGCTTCTGGTGCATTAACCCCTAGGGTTAAGGGAACTTGAATATTATCGTGAGGATTCTTTTCCACGTATGTGCGACCGTCTATAATTACAGCCTTTTGAGGGGTTCTAAAATCACTCGTCCTCTGTGATTTAGGATCAAGGGTCTTAATCTCCGTCTTCTTAATAATCCTCAATAACTGTTTAGGCCATGCTGTCCGACGCATAGGAGAGGGTTCTTGTTGGTCAATATAATCAAACCTTGCAAATGATGTCGGGTGTTCTGGGTCTGGCTTTACCTGCAATACTGTTACCGTGTGCGTGTGTCCTAAATCGTCAATGATTGCTACTGTGTCGCCTTTTTCAAGATTGTTCAGCATGATACGTCTCCTCTGGTTTGAACCATGTTGTGTCTACTTTACCTAAAATATTATTTTTTATATACATAACAACGGCCTGGCTTCCTACTTCTTCCATACTGTTGGGCTTATTGAACTCGAAGAATCTTTCCATCAGGTCAATTAGAATCAACTGACCTTCGGGCATACCGAATACTTTTTGGTATGTATAGGTTATGTGTTCGGGTCTTTCTTTGCGTAGTCTATCAAGGTTGTCTAAGTGTGAGGGGATGTCAAGCATGATTATTCCTCTCGTAAGCCATGCCACAAATAAAAGATACTCCTCCAAAAATTAATATTGATAAAATAATATTTATAACACTAAGCATACGCCACCTCAATCTTAGCCTTGCACTTCCCGCACAGTCCCTCGTACTTCCCACCAACATCAAAACAGCTTACTTCTTGACCACACCCAACAGAGGGGCATTTCTTAATCACGCGGCCTAT